AGTTCAGCCAGGCATCGCGCTCCGAGCGCGCCAGCTTAAAAACATGCGCAATAGCCTGCGGACGGTCAACCAGCTCTCCCTTGAGCCTTGCCAGTCGAACCTTGTTCGTTTGCGCCTTGACCACCTCGTTGACGGTGCGCGCCTGAAGCAGCGACGTTCCGCCCGTTCCCTGAGAGGCCGGTAACCCTGCGGTCGCCTCACCATTAATTTCCCGTACCACCACGCTCTCAGCACGTCCCCTTGTTCCCTGTTTGGGGGAGTCCGTGTTGCGCGCCCAATCGGCATCGGCCCGATCTATATCGATCGTTCCGTCGGCTTCTGGCGTGACGCGTCCAGTGCGAATGGCCTTGTGCACAGCGGTGTCGGTAACCCCCCTGTGGCGGGCATAGGCACGAATCGAGATTCCCATTTGGATATTTCAAACATTTGTTTGTTTTCTTGCAGATTTAGCTTGGCTTTCATCCGAAACAGAGCGTTCATAGAGGCATCGCAACACAGCAACGAAAGCCAAACAAATGAAAACGATCAAGACCGAAGTCACCGACACCAACCACCGCGCACGCGGCTCCATGACCATTCAGATCGACTTTGATAAGACTGGCCCCAGCCTTGTCGAACACGACGGTCAGACCTATTGCTACACGCACAAGGCAGGTACCAACCGCAAGACCGGATTGGAAGTGCGCGAGATGGCCACCGTCGACGACGCACGCCTTTGGATCACCCAGGACGGCACACAAGTCTGGGAGGACTGAAAACCACCCCCAAGCAACAAACCATCAACCCAATCACCAACCCACCTAAGGATCTGAAATGACCACGATTCAACTCACAAGCACCCAAACCCAAGTCCTGCAACACGCGCTGGATCACAACGACGGCAAGGTCGTTTGGTTCCCCGAAAGCGTCAAGGGCGGAGCCCGCAAGAAGGTGCTCGACGGACTTTTCAACCGCGCCTTAATCACAACGGACAGCGGTACAAACTGGTACGTCGCGGCCGAAGGCTACGACGCACTGAGTCGCCCACGCCCCACGGTCGCAGTCGTTACGCCCTTGGCACCCTTGGCCGCAGGCCCTGAACTGGAGGCCACTGTGGCGCAATACGAGGCCACGTTTGCGCAACATGAGACAACCGTGACACCCGCCTCAGAACTGCCACCAGAACCTGTCAAGGTTCGCACCCGCGAAAACAGCAAGCAGGCACAGGTCATCGCCATGCTCAAGCGTCCCGAAGGGACAACGATCGCGCAGATCTGCGAGGCCACCGGATGGCAGGCCCACACGGTGCGCGGCGCCTTCGCTGGAGCCTTCAAAAAGAAGCTCGGCATGACCATCGAGTCGTACAAGGTCCAGGGTGGCGAGCGCGTCTACCGCACTGCCTAATTCAAAAAGTGATTGAAAAGATGCGAGATAAAGCTTGGCTTCTTTTCAGAACAGAGCGTTCATGCAGTTGTCGTGATTGACGACGAATTAATAGGAAACCCACCGTGAACACAACCACCGCAGCGACAACCATGACGATCACAATCGAGCGCACGCCACGCACCGTGAACCTGGAGGGCATTGCCATCCAGGTTGAGGAGTTAAGCGTGCGCCTGCCCTTTGCCAGAAAACCTGCCGACCTCAGCGAGGTGGGCGGCTATGGCAACACCAAAATCTTTGTTACCGAGACCCGGGAGATGACCCCAAGTGAATTCGACGCCTTTGCCAGCAACCTGATGAAATCGCGTGACTGGCTGCGTGGCAAAGGTGGCGGCACCGGGGACGGTTACTTCTGCGTGGAGGTGAGCGCACCCGGTCGGCCCTACCTGTACGTCAACCCCGAAGGCGGCGACTACGCCCGTTACGTCGCTCGCCTCGGATGAATATTAAAAATAGATTGAAAAATTGCCAGAAACAACTTGGCTTCTAAGTGAATCAGAGCGTTACTAGAGGCATCGCACACACCAACAAGAAATTGAAATGACAAGCACTCAAGATCAACGCATCAACCGCCTCGCGCCAGGCCAGGAAATCCGTCTCTCTGGTACCAACGACCTCTGGGTCACCGTCGAGCGAAGCGGCAGCGGTAAGTGGCTACGTTTCGTTCGGCACACTCCCAACGGCTTCTCGGTTTTCAAGACCACTCGCTTCTGATTCCAAAGCATCGAACGCCACCCCATCCGACTCGCGGGTGGCTTTTTTACCGGTCCAATCCTGCCAGCGCCGCACAATGACGTCGACGTACTTGGGGTCCATCTCGATCATGCGGGCCACACGACCCGTCTTTTCTGCGGCGATCAAAGTAGTGCCGGATCCGCCAAACGGATCCATCACGGAATTTCCCGGCCTACTGGAATTGCGAATGGCGCGCTCCACTAGCTCCACCGGTTTCATAGTGGGATGCAAATCGTTCTTGTGGGGCTTCTTAATCTGCCACACGTCGCTCTGGTCCCGGTCGCCGCACCAGTGATGCTTGCCACCTTCGGGCCAACCGTAAAGGATGGGCTCGTACTGGCGTTGGTAGTCCGAACGCCCCATGGTGAAGGTGTTCTTTGCCCAAATCACAAAGGTGGACCACTTGCCACCCGCTTCTCGAAAGGCTGACTGGAGCACGTCCAGTTCACTGGAAGACATGGCCACGTAGATGGCACCCTTGCAATTGGCCACCGTGGGAGTTAGCGCCGCCAGCAAGAAGTCATAGAACCCATCGCCCAGGTTGTCGTTGAGGATGGCGCGGTTTTTGCCACGCATCTTGTCCTTGGCGGTATTGGCGTAGTTGACGTTGTAGGGCGGATCGGTGAACACCATGTCCACTTCCTCACCTTGCAACAAATGCGCATAACTGTCCTCCAGCGTGGAGTCGCCGCACAACAGCCGGTGCGAACCCAGCAGCCAAACGTCGCCGGTACATGAGATTGGGGTCTCCTGGACCTCCGGCACTGAATCGTCTTCGGTGTTGCCTGGATCATCACCGTCGCCGCCTGCCATCAGCTCGGCCAGCGCATCAGCATCAAAGCCGGTGAGCGACATGTCAAAGTCGTCTAGCTGCAGGGCTTCCATTTCCACGCGCAGCATGTCCTCATCCCAGCCCGCGTTCTCAGCAATTCGGTTGTCCGCAATGACCAGTGCGCGGCGTTGTGTGGGGCTCAGGTGCTCCAACACCACGACCGGGACCATTTCCATTGAGAGCTTCTGCGCCGCCGCCAACCTACCGTGACCTGCCACGATCACACCATCGGCACCTATCAGGATCGGATTGGTAAATCCAAACTCCACAATGGAAGCTGCGATCTGCGCCACCTGATCTTCCGAATGGGTCCGGGCATTGCGGGCATACGGCAATAGCTTGGCAACTGGCCACAGCTGGATCTTTTCGGCAAGCCAGGATGCAGTCATGCCAACACCTGCAAGTCACTGTTCACAGCGCAATAGCGGATGCACGCAGTGTGAGACGCTATTTTTCGGCACTCGACATTGAGCTTTTTCAAAGTAGGAAACCTCAAAATGGAAAGCCCGCCGACAGCATTTGCCGTGGGCGGGTCGAAGGGAAACTGAATGGGCCTGCGGGTCGGTTTGGGGTGCAACCCTGCAAACCCTGCAAACCTGGGTTTGCACTCTGTCGCTAGGGGACTCTTGCGCTCGTTCCCCCCGCATACGATTTTGGCCAGGGAGGACCCGTGAAATCTGTGTCGGCTGCGTCAGCTGCGTCAGACAAGTCCAAATTCATGTTTGTCTTGCGCTGCCTCGTAGCTTTCGCAACCATAGCCGCGAATATAGGTCAAAGCGATATGAAATGCGACACCCCTTTTTTGATCTCACTCCGCAACGCTTGGCACTCGTTTGCAACTGCCCCAAGCCCTTGTCAATATTGCTCAATACTGCCAATGCCTTCACTTGCCCACTGCATTGAGCTGGTCAGTGACACTCTGCAGTGACCGCGCCCAGTGCCGTTGCGCTGTCTTGGTGCAGCATGCAAAGCGAATGCCGATCTCCCTCCAGCCATAGCGCTTGGCACGCATCCACACCAGATGGCGTTGCTCGACCTCAAGCCACAGTACCCAGCGCATCGTCTCCAGCATGCGGTCAACGTCCTCGGGGCTTGGTGGGAAGGGTCGGTGCACAGGCTCGTCAGCCGAAAAGGCTTCCCACTCATTGCGAGCAAAGGCTGGCCAACAGTTGAAGTAGCCTTGCACCCTCACTGGTGGCAGACGCCTGGCAGTGGCCGCAGCCTCAGTGAATCGGTCGGCCACTGTGTCTGGTGTCCAAATCGATATGGGATTACGTGTGGTGTTAACCATGCTTGTTACCTCCCTTGCCATACAGCCGTTCGCCGATGCGTTGCACCAACTCACGCTCACAAAAGTCCAGACGGGTGTCGTCTGCGTTGACCACTAGGATGTGCTGCTCAATCCATCCAGATCGTTTCACAGCATCCAGGTCAGTGACCTGGGGCTGCAGACGTGCCAGTGCGCAGCGGTAAGGTTGTACGGGCACCCTCACGTCACACCTCCTGTGTATCGATGGCCCAGTGCAGGATGGCCAGGGCATCGGCTTCGTTGTCGTCAGTGACCGGATGTCCCAGAGCACGCATGGCGGCAATCACATCGCCTTTGCCAGCATTGCCTTTGCCAGTGACGTGCTTCTTGATCGTGCCTACTGGAACGCCCTGGTACGGGATGTGGTGGTGCTCGCACCAGGTGGTGAGCGTGGCCATCAGGCCGCCATAGACATGGGCAGCATCAACACCCACGTGGCGACGAACTTCCTCGAAGTACACCGCATTAATCTCGCCCGTGATGTTCTTGAGTTCTGCCAGCCAGTGCTTGAAACGCAGGTAGCGCATTCCACCGCCTTCAAACCGCTGCGTCTTGAAGCTGACATAGCCATGTGCAGTGTTGCCGTCGCGTGGACGCAATGCCCATCCAGTGGTTGTTCCGAGATCGAGTGCCAGAGTGACCGTGTGAAAAGTGTTGTTCGATTCCATGGTGATGAGTCCGTTAATTGGTTTGGTTTTTTGGGGACTGACGC